TTATTTTTTATATGTAAAATTTGAGGCTAAAACTTCAGAATTGCGTTAATAACATTTTCTAATTCATCACGTTTTAGATTTTTACAAAAATACTGAAGTGCAACATCAATACATTTACTATATAGTTTTTCGAATTCTTGTTGTGTCATTTTTGCGAATGATATTGATTTTGGTATATAAATAATTTTACCTTTTATGGTAATATGTTCATCATAACTTCCAGCCCTCAACTCCATTTCAACACGCAAATCATTAATATTACTATATCTCTCTTGCATGTCAAATACTACACTAAGCAAAGCAAAAAATTTTCTATGGAATTTATAATTTCTTGGACGTGTTAATTTGCATTGAAAAACTGTATTATTTTTTGTTTTATTTAAATCTTCAAAACTCATTTTATCTAATGGTATTAAACACAATACACCATCAATCAAAGATTTTTTTAAATTTATTTTCATTTTTAACCTAATTTTTTTGGATCAATTATTAATTTTCCATATTCCCAAGAAGTTTTATTTTTTAATTTAACACCACTCCAAAATCTATATTCGCCAGTATCAGCATGAAAATTATATAACATTGTATCTTCAGTGTAATATATTCCTATTCCTTTAAAACCTGCCCTTAAAAGAGTTTTAAATACTTTGTAATAGTTTTTTTTATTCTTTATTGTAAAATCAACAGCTTTACCTTCTTTATGTTCAATTGACTCATGATAACCACTATTTATTCCATTAAAATTTAAATAAATTGGTACTTTTAATATGTCTCTTACAATATCTAAAGTTTTAATAGTTCTGAGTTCAACACCAAAAAAATCCGCATTAGTATCAACTATTTCTTTTATTGTGAAATTATGTATATCATATATTTCAAAATCTTCACTTCTCATATTATCTATTTTCCATTATCATCAATATCATCATCTTCATATATTTTTTGTATAACTTTATTATGATTATTAGTTAATGTATTATTTTTAAATTCATATCTTTTTTTTATTGATATAACACCATTTATATATTTTTTAAATAAATCTCTACTCTCTTCAACAGTAAATTTATTCTCATCATATTTATACGCTAACTCATGAGGAATTTGTGTTTTTATTTCATCGGTTATTCTATCCCAAAACATTTGACCATTTTCATTAACATACCTTTGTAAATCAATTTTTGAAAGTTCAAAAAACCCATTTTGTAAAGTTGTAGCCCAAATATAATCTTTTGTATTTTTTATTATCTTTCCGATTATTTCCCTGTATGACAACATAGTCGCATATACTATTTTTCCACTTAATAAACATGGATCTTTAGTATCAGGACACCTAAAAATATTATTAGAATCTACATTAATTTTCTTTTCTGTTCTTAATACTAATAGATTTTCAAAAGATAACATTACCCCATTTGTCCAGTTTCTTATCTCAGTTGTTTTGTCAATTTCCATTTTTCTTATATCAGAAAAGTATTTAGCATCTTCTAATTCTAATAATTTTAACCGTCTTCTTATCGCCTGTTTTTCAGATCTTCGCATTTTATAGATAGGCTTTACCCGTTTTCTGAACTCTGTAAATATTATATAAATAACAAACCCCAAAATTGGATAGTTTTTTATAATAATTTTTAATATTTCGTTTTCCAATTAATTACACCTATACTTTATTAAAATTATTTAACTCTATTATTTTATTATCTATCCTTTTTTGTACTATTTTATAATATTCCAACAATTGTTCTTTTACAGCCGTATTCCTTATTGATAAATCTACTAATTGATTCAATGTTTTATTCGTAATATCTTGTTTTGTAAATGATTCTATAATTAAATCAAATTGATTTTGTGCCATTGTGTAAACCTTTCTTAAACATAATATACAATATATCCACCACTCGAAATTAAATTTGTGCTCTCTACTAAACCAGGCTGTACCCAAGTATTATTTCCTATTATTGACCACAAGTCAAAACTATCACAACTTGTAGACGCATCTCCTACTTCTGTATAAATTTGAACAAATCTTTTTGTTGGTGACATATTTGTATCTTCAAGATACACATTTTCAAGTTTTGGCATTAATACTTCATTATTACTTGGTAAAATTTCACTTGTAAATGGATTACCATCATTTGTTGTAAAGCTAACCTGTTCAATTCCATCCGCCCCTAGATCAACAGTTGTGTCAATATCTGGCAACCATAACTCAACTTTTTTTGTTCCATTGACATATTGAGTTGTTTTCCAATCTAGTGTGTAAACCGAGCCCGTAGCAACTCCTGACCACAATATTTGGGCAGATCCAACTTTAACAGTTGTTACATCTTGTGCATTTGCTAAATTATCTAATGCGTCTTTTACTTTTGTTCCATTGACAGAACTATCATTGGTAATATCACTTGCTTTTAGACTATCTATAGTATTTTTAATAGTATTTAATGCATCCTGTAAATTAGTACCTACAATATTACTATTATTAATAACCTGATTAGCTGCTAAACTGTTTAAATAATTACTAATCCAATTCAATGCGTCTTTTACTTTTGTTCCATTTATATTACTATCATTTGTAATATTACTTGCTTTTAAAGCATTTAAAACCCATAAAATGTTTTGAATATCGGTATCCACTGAATCACTTAATGTCATTATTTTTTTGTCAATAGCAGTATTTAACTGAATCATTTCAGATATATTTTCGCTGCCTAAATTCAACACAATACTTTCAGCTTCTATTACATTACAAATTTCCTCTTGCCACGCATTAGCCTCTTGATGTCTTAATTGTGTAGCATCTCTTACTGGTGGATTTTCATCGGCGAAAACTTTTTTACCACTATCTACTATATACCCATCACCTTCTGTTCTATGCATCTGTAAACTCCATTCTATAAATTGTCAACTTCTACCCATATTAATTCCGTATGTGCTGGTTTTATTTGCATAAACCTGCAATGTAAATAATTTTTATTTGGATCTGTTTTTAATATATTTACAATCCATTTAAAAGTTCCACCTTTACTCCACAACCTCGCACCATTAATACCGTTTGTTGGTGTTCTATCAACCCTGTTTTTATTTACCCTAAACGGCTGTCCGTTATAAACTAATTCATAGATTTTTATTGTTGATCCAACATTTTTAGCATAATCTAAAAAAAAGTTTTTGCTAAGACCACTATATTTAGTAACATATTTAGCATGTGCTATTCTTGCACGTTCTTCTTGTGTTGTTACTCCACTACTACATTTATCCGGCAACCCTAAATCTTTTTCCCAATTTGTCAATAACTCACGCGATAAACCAGGTATCATTTCACGAATTAATATATATAATTGTTCCTGAAAATTATACAATTCTTTACCAAATGCAAATAAAACTCTTCCAAATATTTTTTTATTCATTAAAACCTCTAACTATAAACAACATTACTTTTTACTTTTCCAAAAACTTCTCGTAATGGTAAAATATTATTATGAAAACTTAGTTTAAAATCTGATTTAAATACGCCATATCTATAAACAATAACTGTAAATATAATATCTATATCTAAATACCCATTTCCAGGTATATTATTTCCATTTGTAAACACAATATCAAAAGCCAAATAATCATCATTAAAAAACAAATAATCATCAATAGTTATTAAAGTACTATAATTATTATACACTCTAAATGACATTGTAAAAGTTGCGTTTATAAGAGGATTTGATTTAGTACCAAAATCTGATTCAATTGGTATAATATATAAATATCCGATATAAGCATCACCAAAAGCTTCACCACTATTTATACTATTTACATTTAATATATTTTTATTAACAATTACATCACCAAAATTTTCAACACTTAAAATACTATTAACATTAATATATTTGTGTCCTATTTGTAAAGATACTAACAATTCTCCAAAAGCTTCATTGCTTAATATACCAATATTTTTTATTTGCATTTCATTTGGCAAATCAATTCTCCAAATGACACCTTTCGGCAATAATTTTTTTAATAATTCTGCACTATCACGTATGGTATATGGATTTTTAACATTCAAATTTTCGTATGACAATACTAAATTATTTATTTCGCTAACACTCATTATATTTTCTCCGAAAAACTAATATCTTCCAACATTGGATATACAAAACCACCTAAAATATAATCCTCAATATTTTTATTACTACTATCAACAGTAAACCCTGTTATGGTATAATCTCTTGTGCCTGCTGCTGTAATAGCACCCCTCACTTGACTAAGTTTAATAACACTACCAGGCTCTATTGGATACAATAAATCACTAATATTTTTTTTGATATTATCCTCAATTTGTGTATCATAAGGGGTAATTTTCATAACATACTTTACTTTTGCAAATCCATTATTTCCATTACTATCTGTAATTGAAACAGCTGATATTGTTGATGTTATAGGTTTAACTTCATTAATTTTGGTGTTAACATCTGTCAACAAAGTTGGGGATGGGGTTGGATCTGCCCCTTGTGCTGTTACAACAACAGTAACAGTACCAGGACCATTAGCCAAAGGATAACACCAAGCTTGACTAACTCCATCAACCGACAACCCCCACTCAATATAATCTGCTTTGTTTCCCCCCATAGGAGGAAATTGTATATGCTGTAAAATACGTTTTCTATAATCTTCATCATTTTCAACGGTTTGCCCACCTGTCACACTATCATAAACATTAATTTCATTATCAATACCTGCTAACGGTGACACTAAACTCAATACTAATGGATTTGCTACAGAATCAACCTTATAATTTGCATCTTCACCACTTTCTATAGCTTGGATTTCAATATTTATCGAGGTTGTTGCTAAAATTTCTTCTGTCAATGTAGCATATTCAATACCTCCATCATTTTGTATTTTAGTTTCAATAGGTATTACACTTCCGATATTACCATTAAATGTAGCTGTTCCAGTTGCAAAACTTCCAGCTTTTTTATTTACACCCCACAGCAAACCCAATCTGTCAAGCCATGTATCAGTTGCAGTTGCAACAAATAGCTGTTCTACAACACTATTTATAAAACCGTAGCTTGTATGTATGGCACCTGCAAAAACTCTGGCTAAAACTCTCAAAACAGCTCTTCGCAAAAGTGCAGTTCCACCAAATAACCTACTTTCAATATCTTTTTCTATTCTTTTTGTTATTTCTATTAATGATGGTCTTTTAAATGACATTATACCAGCCTAGCTTTCTGATTTTCCCAATTATAATAATATTTATAAGATACATTTTCATTCTTATTTTTTAATATATTAATAGATATTCCTATTGTATCTTTTACATTTTCAACTTTCCAAACATCAATATATATATTTTCTGCAACTTTATCATCTATTATCCATTGTAAACTTTCCTTAATATATAATTTAGCGTTTTCAATAGTTTCGTTTGTTGTTTTTGAACGTTCAATTAACCACAATCTTGATCCAATATAATCATCATTTCTATTATATTTCATTGGCACTTCATCACCCCACCAACCAGCTCTATTAATATTATCATTTTGTAATACATCATCTCTTAGTGCTAATCTGTCACTAAACAATGATATTAAAATTGATGTTTCAAGCCCGTTATCTCTTTTAACATCTCTATCTTCTAATACCATATCACCAAAACCAGAATATTGTGAAAAATCAATAAATATATCACCCTCTAATATTTGGTTTTTTATTGACAATGTGCTATATATTTTTGTGGAATTTGTTAATCTTGGTATTCCAAAGTTTTCCCCTGTTGATATTCCACAAGAAACTATTATCTCATGTAACATCGTTGATACTAATGGCACAGGTATATTTTCATTACTCAATATTTCTGTTACAATTATATTTTGGGCTAACGGTAAACTAACTTCTAAATTACCAAAATCCTCACCACTCGGAATTCCCGCAACAACAAAACTACTTTGTACAGTTAATTTTTGATAGTCAACAATAGCAACATAATTATTATTAGCCTCAACATTTAGTCTTATATGATTCTTCCAGTAATTTTTTGTGTTTTCGCCAAATGGATAGTTATTAATTGTATGTGAAAAATAATGATTATTTACAATATCATTCCACTCCACAATACAATCAGCCGCACCCCCACCTTCATTTTCATTCACAATTATAATAATACCAGCTTCAGGTATTATCCCTTGCGATATTATATTATAAGTAGGATATGTGTAAACTATACCAAGTTGACCTGTAACCACACTAACTGTAACTTTTAAAGGATAATTAACACTCACAGGAAAAGCATATTGTTTGTAAACTTCTATGTGTAATCTTATATAGTCATTTGGATTTATAAAATCATTACCTTGACAATATGCAAACTCAAAATAATTATTAAAATATCCAGTGTCATTATCACCAATTGCCCCAGACCTTGTAATATTAGATACCATCTTTGAACTAAAAATATTAAATGGAAAACTTAAAAATGAATGACTATTGTCATTAGGTGTCCCACCATTTCCGTATATTCCACCAGAGGTATTTAGTTGGAGTTCTGAACCAACAAAAGAATAATTTTCAAATAGAAAAGATGGTGAATGAAAACTTGGTAATGCCATTTTTTTAAATTCCTTTTACATTTGTCTGACCAGCATCAACAACATAGACAATAGCATTAAATGTTCCTGTCGAAGAACCTAAAATTCCGGTTATAATAACTTTTACTTCAGCGTCTTTTCTCACAACTGGTAACATTAAACTTTTAATTTTTTCACTATTTCCTTTTAATGTTCCCAATGGTAAACTCCCACTTGTAATAGATCCATCTGTTGCATTTGTTATACTAAAAAATATATCATTATAAACTCTTTTGCCACTTGTTTTTATTTTTGATAATAAAGATGTTGATAAAATTTTAATTGTACCTATTATTGGTGATTTAAATCCCAATTTACAATCTTCATTCACCAGTTCGTAATTCATTTTTACGCATCCACCGTTAAATTATCACCTGCGACAGTAAATTTACCACCTGTTATTAAATTTATATCAACATTTTTTCCATTTACCACTATAGGTTTATCAGTTTTTGAGTTTATTTCAATTCCATCATCTGTTATTTTGATAAAATCACCTTTATAGTGTTTTATCATAGTATCACCCTCTTTTATTTCATCATCAATAGGATCATATTTTACATTTGATGTTTTTACTATTAAACCCTCATCTTGACTACCGTTTGGAAATAAAACAATCGTTTCACCACCCTTTAAAGGTACTGAATAAAAACCATATTCTTGTAATCTTACTATATCATTTTTGGGATTGTCTTTAAATGTATTTATATTGACAAATTGGAATATACCTTTTTCACTTGGTATCTCAATTGATGTCGTAGTAATAGCTTTGATAATCAAACTTGATATTTTTGATACAAAAAAACTTTTTAAATTATTTAACCCAACCATATTTTCCAACTTCTTTTGTTTTCTTTTTTCTTTTACTCACAGGCTCAACTGCGTAAGCTTCAGGCAAAACAAAATTTAATACAATATTCTGTTCATTATTTTTTAACTCATACTCTACCGATTCAACAATAAATCTACCATCTAATTTCATTAAATCACAATTAACATAAACTAATAAATTTTCTTTCCACAATTTACCATTTTCTAATCCAATACTATCTTGATACCAACTTGGATTCTTAATTGTAAATTTTGTAACTCGACCAGCCCTAACCTGTGCCTCCCAATTTACTTTATTTTGTGCATCGTGAATTGATATTTGAGTATCACCTGTAAACATAATTGGTCTATATCTATCAACATTCTCATCCTGTGCCTTACTATATACAGCAATAGTTTTATCAGTCCACGATTCTTTATTTTTTTGAATTTTTGCTTGACCTTTTACAATATAATTAGAATATAATTGAGATAGTGAAAATCTTCCGCTAATGTCTGAAATGTTTTTTCCATAAACAAAACTGTCATCAATTTCAATGTTACTTGCATTTGTTAAAACTAAATCACCATCACTATTTGTTAATGTTAATAAATTTCTTTGTCTGGCTAATTTCTGTAAAAAATTAAAATCCTTCTCGTTATTATCAATAGTTGCAGTTGCAAACTTTTTCCCAATATTTTTTGTATCTACTACAACCCCAATTCCATAAGGTTTACATATTTCTTCAGCTAAATATTTTATATCTTTATTATTCCACGTGAATGGCGATTTTATTCTATTACAATCAACAAGATCTTCTGTTTTTGATCTTCCAGATATATTATACTCAATATTGTTTGATGTTATATTTGTTATTATATTATCTATATACCCAGTTAATATTTTTACATCATCAATTTTAATAATACATTTTGCACCGGCATAAATTGGCGGAAATTCATCAACCCATTTATTACTAAAACTTAACTCAAAACTATGACATAACTCAGTCATAGATCTTTTTATATTTACACTATTCCACCCAGATATTGTTTTTCCATCTGTTATTATTTCAACCTTACTCATACACCAAAACCTCAACATCCTGTTGACTTGGCACGTAAGCTGGATTAATAAGATTATTTCTTTTAATTATATCTTCCTCATGTGCTATTGTTTGATATAAATTATGTGATAACACTAACGCTGGTAATGATGTGTCTATACTAACAACCGACAACGTAGGTAAATTTTGTGATGTTTGTTCTAAACCCTGTATTACACTTGCCCTAAAGTCATACAACGCATGATATACCTCACTACTCTCTGATTTTTCTAAATATCTATCCAATTCATCAATAGCTATTTTTTTATATTGTTTCAACTCTTTGTCACTATCAAATTTCATTACTACAAGTAAAGAACAAGCTGCAATAATTGACGTTTGTTGATATAAATTACTAATCAAATTAGGTGGAGAATAAATATCATCAGGAATATTTTTTATTGGATTAAATTTAAAAAACTCTTTTACATTATTAAAATTTTCTTTTGCATTTTGCGGAGTAGCTGGCGAAATACCAAAAGGATTTGTCCCAAATTGTGTTAATTCTATAATAGATTGTGCCAATGATTTAGCATCATAAGCAAGTGCAATGAGTTTTCCCTTTGCCGTTTTGATTTTATTTTTATACTCTGCTACAGTTGAAACAGTACTCTTGACTTTACTTAATGTATCCAGTCCTATCTCTATTGTATTAATAGCTGCATCAATTATACTCATTGGCACATTTAATATATCATAAATATCTTGAAATGCTTTATTTATTATATCATATAAATTAATTTTCTTTTCAAAAACATCACTTTCAACATCAACCAACGTAATCGGATAATCTAATTCTCCACTTTGTACACATTTCAAACTAAACCGGCAAATAGCACCTTCAGTAGTTGTCTCGGTAATAGAATAATCCATTATGTCAACTATATGCTCACCCAAATATGGGTGAATTAACTTACCACTTCCTGCACTTTCTAATACTCTAATAAAATCATCCCGGGTAATATCATAATTATCACCAACTAAATACCCATTAATATCAAAACTTCTTGCTTTGTTTCCTAATATCTGATTATAAGGCTTATCCCTATTTGGATACTCCCAAGTTTTCCCACGTTTACCGCCAGAAAATGAATGTGAACTAACATAAAAATTAATATTTTTGTAACTTGCCTGCCTATATCTTTTTAACCAACTCATTACCAGCCCCCACTCGCACCTGATCCAAGCAACTCGCCAGTATCAAGTTTTACATTTATATTTCCGCTTGCACTCACCACTTGTAAACCTTCCGGCGCATTAGCAAATTTTACGGTAGTTTCGCCATTTAAGCCCTTGATAAAATTTTGTAATTGTGTTGGATCATTAACACCTGTTATTTCATTACTATCAAATGTCATATTGGTATCAATTCCAATTTTCTTTTTGACCCAATCTGGTAATACCAAATTTGCTAATTTAGTTAATCCATCTAATAATCCATCTAACATATCAACCAAAATTTCAATAGCTTCAGCAAACGGAGTGAAAATTGTAGTTATAAAAGGTTTTAATATACCACCCAAAAAAACAAAACCTAATCCAATTAATTTTACAAATGGCAATATTTTTTTAAATCTTGATATTATATATGCCAATAAAAAACCGAATGGAGCTAAAACTAATAACAAAACCCCCAAAGTTTTTCCAAATTTATTATTTAAATTAAATCCAACAATTCCAATTAATGCAGCCATTAAAATAAAAGGGGATACCACAGCCCCCACAATACCACCCAAAAAAGCCAACAATCCACCAGCCGCGGCTATTGCCCCACCAACAACAGAAAAAACAACAGCTAATTGACCAACGGCAAACAATAACGGTCCCAACACAGCAACAACCAAACTAAGACCAAAAGCAAATTTAAAAAATTTTGGGGAAGCTTTACTGACTTTTCGTATAACATCAGATATTTTTATAATAAGCTGTGTTATCTTATCTAAAATACCACTATCTGCCATTGTTAATTGTAATTCCTGAAACGCAGATACTAATCTTTTAATACTTCCATTTAACCCCTTTAAATTAATATCTGCTGCCTTTTTAGCTGTTCCCTTGACATCAGCAAACATCTTAATTAATTCTTTTATTTTTGAATCATCTATTGCCATCATAGCATCCATACCAATACCCATTTTACGACCGAAAATTGCTATTGTATCTTTCATTTCAGCCCCTGAATTTTTAAATGCTTTTATCATTTTTGGCAATGATGTAAATTTATTATTATCATCCCATATGGCATTTCTTGGAATTTTTAAACGCTCTAATGTTTTTGCCGCCTCATTACTTGGCTTTGCCAAACTTGCCAACATCGCTCTAAATGTTGTTCCAGCCCTTTTACCCTTAATATTTGCATTAGATAATAAACCAACAGCCAGTGCCGTATCTGTGATTTTAACACCTGCACTTCTTGCCATAGGCGAAACAAAACTAAAAGCTTCTCCTATTCCTGTAATATCAGTTTTTGTGGATTGCATTGCCTTAACAAATAAATCAGTTACAAACCCCGACTTCTTTGCATTTAAATTGTAACCAGCCAAAGCACCTGTTAAAATTTCAGAAGATTCTGCCATTAAAATATTACCAGCACCTGCCATGCTCATCGCCGGTGTTATAGATTTCAATATCTCTACTGTGCTTTGACCTGCTAAACCTAACACCCCCATAGCATTAGCCGCATCTGTAGCTTTGAAAGGTGTAGTTTCTCCAAGTTGACGAGCTTTTACTTTTAAACTATCAAGCTGTTTCCCTGTTGCCCCTGTCAAGTTTTGTACTTTATTCATAGCAGCTTCAAAATTTCCAGCCACTTTCAACAAACTAATATCAAACGCAGCAATTGGCATAGTCAAGCCAAGTGTCATAGCCGTTCCGGCAGTTTTTGCACCCTGTCCAAATTTTTTTAATGCTCGCATTGGTCTTTTTAGTGTTTTTGTAAACTCATCAACACCAAGAATTACCACTTTTACATTTGCAAAACTCATTTTTTATTAGCTCTTTCGTTTGCTTTTTGTATCATTTTAGCTTGTTTCTCCCAAAATAACATACTGTTACTGTCCATGCTCTCTAATTCAAATCTTGTAAAATGCAGAACAACAACAAATATTGCTATTAATCCTCGCCAATTATTCGGGAATTCGGCAAAAAAGATTTAACTACCTCAATAGCTGCAAAAATATCTTCAGTGTCCAATTCTTCTATAAATGCCATAGGCTCTGCACTCACATTTCGTATTAATTTGATAAAATCACCAAGTGTCACATCCTCTGCTGGAATGCTCATAAGATCCTTAGTTTTTAATCTACGTTTTACAATAATTGTATCTCTTAAATCTTTGCCCCATTGTATAGGGTATTTCAATTTGATTTCATAAGGTACATCATATTTTTTTGCCATTTGTAAACTTTCCTTTATTTAATTTCTTCACATGATAAACCATTAAACATAACTGCAATATTTCCCTCTTCAGTTTCAACATCACCTTCACCGGTATACCTTGCATCTTTTAATGATATTACTTTCCCATTTGCCAGGCTTAGTGTAACAGTTGCATCTTTTAAATTCACTATATCTTCCAAATTCAAATCTGCTCTATCAGTGATTTCACCCTCTATTTTTGGAGCTTGTGGCAAAGATTTAAAACCATGAACTCTGTCACTTCCTACTATAGGCTCATTTTTAGCCGCTCCAATGTTATACTTAAAACTTCCTTTTGCGTTTTGAATTTCACCATTGATTTTAACCTCAATGATTCCCCCCACTAAATTATTTGCTGCCATTTTGTAAATCTCCTATTTGTTTGGTGTATCTAATAAAAATTGAATTACAGCACTTCCAACCCTAAACTGATTCATTAAATCTGGCGGAAGTATCCACTCTAACCGGTTTGGATCTGTTATTGAACGTACACAAATTAAATCACGTTTAAACTGATCAACATTTTCAACTAATCCTAAAGTTTCCCAACCTCTAAAAATATTAATTGCCTCAGCCTTTCCAAGTTTTGGTGTCATTACTATTTGCCCAGCTCCAACCTGTACCCCATCGCTTCCAAGCTTTGCACGTGGATAACGTGTTAAAATTTGATTTCTAAAATCATATCTTAAATACATCAATGTTAGCATAGTTGTTAAATCAAGATACGCAATGTCATTCGCACCCTGTGCATTTGTTTGATACATTGTGACAGCACGCTGGATTCTAACTACTCCACCATTGTCAACATAAAATGTTGAAATTCCATCAAATAACAAACCGTTATTTTCTTGTAAAGTGAATCTGTTTTCCTCCCTTGGCGGAACAACACCATATAATGGCAATGTTTGAAATGGTCTCGCTGGATCTGCTTGACCCTCTAAAGCAACTTGACCAGCAACAGCACTCGCAAACTCAAAACTTGATGTTAAGATTTTTTCAGAATGTAAACAACAAACATGTGGTGAATTTCTACTATTTCCAAATGTTTCCAATGTTCCAACCGACCCTCTTCTGCTTGTAAAATAAACACCGTCTATCATTCTTAATGGTCCAAATCTACTCGCAAGCTCTGTTTCAATTGCACTTAAATTTGTAGCATCGTAATATGGTGCAACTAATATTTGATACCAAGTATCACCAAGAACATCAATAACATCTTGTAAATCAGGATTATTAGCACCACCAACCATTTCATTTATTGACATAGTTAATCCCGCTGGTAATTCTTCACCAGAATTATAAAAACCATCAAGATAAATATCATTTCCAGCTTCACCTTTATTTTTTGCAGTAACAGTTATTGTACCGGCAGAATTTGAAATAGAAACTGGTAAATCACTTGGAAAAGCTGCTACAATTTTATTTCCAATTGTAGTCGCATTATCACCAACAGATACAGCAATAGAAACTCTTTCACCACCAATATACAATGGTATTATTCCTTGTTCAGTAGCTGTTCCGCCAATAACAAAACTTCCTTCTGCTGCTAACCCTCCAGAAGCATCATCAAGTGCAATACAATACAAATCACTTATTTGATTATTTGCCCTCCAACTTTTAACCATTCTTGACAACTGCGAACCTTCACCATAAAAATTATTAGCCTGTGAATAACTATTCACTTTGTCAATTTTTAAAGCTGATTTTGTAGCTCCAGTTGATAACTTTTGACCTATTAAAATGCAGTTATATTTTAATAAAGATGGTCCTTGAAATGCATGTGTAGGATCAAACTCCACATACATAAATGGCACTCGTAAACTATTTGGAATACTCATTTTTTAACTCCTGTTTTTTTATTATTAACTAATACTAAATCACCATTTTTTAACGCTCTTGAAATATGCGTATTTCGTACAACTTCACTGTCTCCATCAGGTATTTTATACCCTAATTCATCTCTAAAAATTTTAACACCATCTCTTTTTTTTACAATGACTTTTTCCATATTTTACTCCTCTCTTATAATAATATTATCTGAAGCTTTTGCATTATTATCTAAATTATAATCTGTATTAAATTTCAAAAATTCATCTAAATTGCTATCATCAAAAATTGCATCACGCCAACAAATATTCCAAAATGTTCTTAAACAATATACAGTCGTATCACCTTCATATTCAATAGTTACCGGCTGTTCTCTCAACATCACAACATCAGAAACAATTGTATCTAATCCTAAATATTTATCTTTTCCCAATGCTCTTTCAATTTCATACGCTCTACTATCAAGAAAATCATCTTCATAATTCCTATTTAGTTTACCTGTACCATCTGTAAAGGTTTCAATTGTAGCATCTGTTTTTATTTGTATTTCTACAACTAAACTTAAATTTCTTTCATAATTTCTTGGAATTATATTTTGTGTATCCGATACCTCATCGCTAAAATAAGCCAATAAACAGGGTAATTCTTCCTCAAATTTTGGTGATGGTCTATCAAAAAACATTTTCTTTTTGTCAATATCAACAGTCTCTGCCAATAACTGCTTTACTCTTTGTCTTATTAATATTCTTCCATGTGGCTGTGTAATTTGTTTATACATTAGTCTTTCCGGTTTTTAATTGTAATACAGCAACCCCAGTACCATCTGGCTCATAAGTTAATATTGTATAATTAAAACCTCTAATTATAAACATATCCCCCCTCGTTGGCTTTTCTCTAAATCTATCTTTACATGTAATCATTGGCTGCCTCGCCATTACACTCGAAAACGCCCCTGTGTCTTGTTCCAAATATTCATTATCAAAAATTACAGGTATTGAGTACGTCAACTTACTTCTTGAATGGATTATTATACAATTCTCACTAAATTCATCCATTCCGTCAAAAATACTATCAATATCTTTACACATTATTTCTTGAAATGGATTTTTTATAAAATGAATTGCACTTGGTAAACCCAAAAATTCAGTACTATCAATAGCAAATGGTTCTATAATTAAAACATTTCTTACAATACTACTTCCAATATTTTCATTGCTTGTAATACCACCCACACCAACATTAACACCACCAAATTGTAAACTAATAGCCCCAAAAGTTTCAACACTTAGTATAGTATCTGGTTTTATATTTATACTTATATCAAAAACACCAAAAGCTTCTTCTGTTAAAATATTTTCAGCAACTATATTAACATTCCCTACATGTAAAGCTGAATTTCCAAAGTTTTCAACACTTGGAATTCCCACAACACCAACACCAACACTACCTACATGTAAAGACAAATTTCCAA